GCTGATCTTGATAATCCACCAATCATGTGTATCAAACCAAAACCATAAAATCCTAGACCAGGTAAAAATTTAAAATGTACAAAGTATTGTATCTTACTTCTTGATACATCACCTACTTCGTAGTTTCTTCTAATTGATAATACTTCACGTGAACCTTCTTCGATTGTAACAATGTATGGAAGTTTAATTCCTGTAGGCTCACCTTGTGTGTCCATGTCTTCGAAACCTTCGATATCTAGATTTACATGACACTCTAACAAAGTAAATAATCTTTGATCTCTACCTTTGCTCATGCCACCTAGTTCTCTTTCTTTTTTTTCTGACTCGGTTTCAGTTTCGTTACCAGGTGTTAGTTCTATATCTCTATAGAAACCACCGACCTGTTGTTTTCGTAATTCGTTTTCTGACATCTTAACTACATGAATAATTGTTTCCGCATCGTCTAATGAGGTAGCCGTATACGGAACAATTAAATCATCTGCAGGAACAAATTTAGATACTGCTCTCTGCATAATCTCGTCGTAATAAACTTTTTTAAATGTAGATCCTGTCAGTGGTAAATAAAATAACATCTGATCAAACTCAGACTCGTACTCTTTCATCTCACCCATAATCTGATAGTTCATAAATTCTTTAACACGCATTGATTGAGATTCTTTATCTGGTGTAGGTGTTCCAATAATTTGTGTTCTAACTGGACCTTGTGATGGTAATAATTCTTTGTAAGCTAAAGATTGAAACTGTGTGACTGCTTCTGCTAACACCGGGTGAACTGCACCAGATGCACCTTTGAATGGCTCTGTGTTCTCTTCGTATTTAAATCCTAAAAGATCTAAACCTTTTGTATAAGAGTTTTCCCAATCTTTTCTAGATGCTTTGTAGTCTGTGTAGTTTTCATATAACTCATGTCCGATAGGACCTAATACTTCTTCAGGAAGTAACTCTGCTAAATTTGCAAAATGATCTTCGCCTTGTTCTTGGCTACCAACAGATGGGTCAAAGTTTATATCAACACTGCCATCTTCATTTGGTTGAATGTCAATTGGTGAATCTTGTTCTTGTTGCTGTTCCTGTATATCTACTTCTACTTCTTCAGGACTTGGAACGTTTATTGTTTGCTTTACGTTTGGTAAAGTCTTGTCTATTTCTGCCATTTATTTTCTCCAGTTTCACTGTCTTAACAGTATTATAATTAATATTCAACCCCTGTGGTGTTGGCCCTGATTTTGGTGGTGGTCCTGATTTTTTGCCAATCATATTAATGACTCCTCTAAATCATCTAATCCTACTTCTTCAAAATCATCTACCATTCTTGCTAAATCTTTTGCTCGTTCCTCCGCGGCAAACTCTGGATCTACTCTTCTTCTTGCATTGTTAAGAGCCACATCTGCATCTCCAGACTCAAACGCCATAGCTTTATCTAAAATATTTAAATCTAAACCTTGTTCATCTGCTTTAGTAATTGCAGTCTTTAAAGCGTTAGCTCCAAATGCATAACCTACAGGTTTAATAACTTTACCCACAGTTTTAAAACCAATGCCTAAAGCTTTTTTAGCTTTATCAAGATTTTTCGAATAAGATTCTATACCTAGTTTTGTAGAAATTTCAGGTGTGCTTTTTTCAGCTACATCAATAAATTTTTTTACAGGATCTTTTATTTGAGTATAACCTAAACTTTTTGTTTTAAATGTTCCTTCTGGAACATCTGGTTGCAAAGTAATTTTTAAATCTTCTGCTTTTTTAAGAATTGTTTTTACTTTAGGACTATTTGGATTTTTTGATATATACTTTTCTGCTGTGGCTTTAAAACCATCTGACCTATTGTGTGGTCCTAAAATTAAATTTCTATTAGCAGGAAAGTCTTTCATTTTTCCTGGTTTAAAAATATCTCTTTGATGTTCTATTTCAAATATACCTCGATTAGTGATCTCAGATAAATTAACTTTTTTCTTTACTATGTTTCCGTTTATGTCCACAGTTGTAGCTAAGTCATCCATTAACTTTTTATTATTTAAAATTATATTTGGGTTTCTTTTAATTTTTTCATTTAATTGTTTTGTAATCAAAGATTGTTGAAAATTTAAATATTTTTCTCTAGGTGTAAGTTTTGTTTTATCTCCTAGTTTTTCTACTCTCCGTTTTCTTCTTCTTTCAGCCTTACCTGCTAAATATCTTTCTCTCAAATCAGGATCAATTTTTCTTTTTTCTTTAGCTCTTACCTTTCTACTTCTATTTAAATTTTTTTGATAAGCTTGATTAAATTCAAACTCTCCCATTTCTTCTTTAACTATTTTTTTAGCTATTTCAAAATTTGGAATTCTACCCACCTCTTTTGCGTTTATATTTATAGGAGACATATACTCTGGATCGGCCACCATTTTTTTTACAATCTCAACAAATTCTTCAACTGATCCATTTGCCAACATCTGTCTAGGCTTTGGCCGCAACAGGTACGCCATCATCTCATTGTATTCATGAATCTTCATTATAATTTCAATATGCCAGCTAAACCACCAGCTGCGTTTGGTTCTCTATCTGTTACGTCAAAGTCTTCTAACATTTCTTTTTCTCTTAAATCTTTTTCTAATTGTTGTATTACATCTTCAGTAGCTATACCCATGTCTGGATCTTTTTGCACTTCTAAATCAAAGAAGCCCTCTATCTCTATTAAATCATCTAATGGTTTTAAATTACGCCCTGATGTTTCTGCTTCAACTATTTCATCCGCAAGGTTTTGAATGTCTGTTCCTACTCCGACTCCAAAGTTATTTAAAAAAATATCTATTGGATCTTTCTTTCCTATTTCAATTCCTTTTCTATCTAATATTCTTCTAGCAATTGTTCGCGTGATACCTGTCACCGGATCCAAGGGTCCACCTGATCTTCCAGGATTTTTTAAATTTTCTATACCCATTCTTATATTGTCAGTTGATTCTAATCCTTCAAACTTACCGGGTTGTTTTTCTGCTTGGTCTATTTGTTTTTGAAAAAAATCCATTAGCTCATCAGCTTTAGCCATTTCTTTTTTCATTCTTTGTTTAGATTTAGATAATCCATCTAATGCTCTTCCATAAATTTTTGATCTTTCTTTTACAGGAAGACCATCATAGTCAATGCCTTTGCTTTCAGCTAAATCCTCCGCCACAAGTTCCGCATCAGTTTTTATATCTCCACTAAATCCTGGTGATACATTGTCGATTGCCGCTTCAACGTCTTTATCTGTAAATTGTGAAGGAAGTCCTGTATCACCTTCACCTTTAATAATTTTTTCTAGATCACCCATTGGGTCCTCTTTTGATAAATTAAGTTCATCTAACTCAGAAACGTCTAATGTCTCTAATCCTTTAGATTCTTTTCCTGTTTCTTTTATGAAAGGAAGAACTGTCCCTTCTTTCTTGCCAGGTTTACCAATCGTTGGTTTTTTAACTGACTCAAAAACTTTTTCTATTTGTTTTTTTAAAAGTGGTGTGACTTTTCCAAACTGCTGTTCAGCAAACTTTATTGCTTGAGGTATTTTTCTAATTGCTCCAGATCTAACTAAATTTGTTAGTGCTAATAAAAATTGTGCTAGTGGTCCCATAATTTTACCAATAATATTTAAATTGTTT